TTTCGATACTATCATAGTTGATGAAGGATTTAAGATTGCAGAAAAAGTTCCATTAATACCAATAACCGATGAAGATAAGATTATTGATAAAATAATGAAATTCAACTGGCAAAAGGGATTTAATGAAGGAGAACGCAATGCTTATATATTTGATTTAGCCGGTGCATTTTGTGAATATGGAATTCAGGAATATAATGCTCAAGGATATATTTTTAATAATGTAGTGATTGGTGATTTTTCAGAGCAGGAAGTAAAGAACACTATTAAATCTGCATATCGTAAAAGGCAATTTGATAGTAAATTTTTTGAAGATTATAATAAAATTGATAAGATAAAAGTTGATTTGTCAAAAGGCAAAGATGAGGTTATACGGTTGCACAATATTAAAGAGGATGTTTATAATGAATTAAAGGAAGTACACGATCACGAGGATTTTTGGTTCTTGGATAAAAAGGATAATATAAAAATTGACTCACATAAATACAAATTATTTTTAGAAAATAAAGGATTTGCAAAGCACTATCCAAATGGAAGTGATAAACCGATGTTTGTTTATGTAAAGGAAAATAAAGTAAAAGAGTCATCAATCTCCAGGATAAAAGATTTTGTTCTTAATTATCTTCTTGAAAATGGTAAAATTGATGTTTTTAATTACTGCTCAACTTATCACAATTTGTTTACAGAGCAATATTTGATAATGTTAGAAACGATTGATTTGTTAATGATGCAGGATTACGCATACAAATCATTTATCCCCTTTAAAAATGGTATATTAGAAGTTACCAAAACAGATGCAGTTTTGAAGGAATATTTTGAAATGGATGGTTATATATGGGATAGTCAGATATTAGATAGAGATTGGATACCATCTAAAAATAACGATAATGACTATAAGAAATTTATAAATAATATATCACATAATGATCCAACTGCTATTGAAGCTGCAATAGGTTACCTATTACTCAACTATAAGAATAGAAGCCAAAATAAGGCGATAATATTAAATGATGAGTTAATATCTGAATCTCCAGAAGGAGGCACCGGAAAGGGTTTATTTGTGCAGGGTATAGGACAGATAAGAAGATGCGATATTATAGATGGTAAACAATTTGATAGTAAAAAATCATTTGCATATCAAACCATATCTTTAGAAACAAGAGTACTGGTGTTTGATGATGTTAAGAAGGGATTTGATTTTGAAAATAATTTTAGTTTAATTACTGAAGGAATTACATTAGAACGTAAAAATAAGGATGCTATTAAATTAAATGTTCACGAAAGTCCAAAGGTAATTATATCTACTAACTATGCAATTAAAGGAGATGGACATTCACAAGATAGAAGGAGACACGAATTAGAGATAGCTCAATTTTATGGTAAAAACTTAACTCCTGAACAAGATTTCGGAAGGCAATTATTTGATGATTGGTCCTTTGATGATTTTAATAAATTTGACAATTATATGGTGGAATGTTTACAGACTTATTTTGCACTTGGATTGATTGCTCAAAATAGTAAGAATAGTAAGAAACGTAAATTTATATCAGCAACATCTCCAGAGTTTGATGAATGGACAAATGATAGTGAAAATTTACCAAGTGGAATTAGATTAGATAAGCAAATTTATTTAGATAACTTCAAAAGAGATTATCCGGATTTTGCTCAATTTAAATTAACACATAAAAGATTCCAAATATGGATACAAAAATACTGTTCTTATAAAGATTTTAAATATGATGATGGGAATAGTAATGGAATGAAATGGTTTACAATAGGAGAAGTAGAAGAAGATAGTAATGATTTAGCATTTTAAGATATGAAGTATATATTAGTTTTAATGGCATACGAGTTTATAAGGTCAAAAATGATTTGGCTATGGTATTATTTAATAAAAAAAGGAACGGAATGAAAATTAAAGACAAAATTTTATCTGAAACATCAGAAGAAGTAAAACAAAGAGTTAGAGATACTGCTAATAAATTAGTTATGAAAACAGAAACACTTGAAGAAGCTACTAATAATTATGTAAACTATTGTGCTGCTAATATATCAGAAGATGAAGATTTAGCAGATGCAGATAAAAGAGGTTTTATATATGGTGCTAAATGGCAACAAGAACAAATAGGCAAGTCAGAATTTCTACAAAGATTAAGAGGAACATTATCTGATGCAGAAGCAAGAAGATTAATATTTGAAACATTTAAAAAGATATGAGAGCAAGATTAACATTTATTTTACCCGAAGAACAAATGGAGTTTAATAGAGCAAATCAGTCTTTAGATATGGCTTGTGCTTTATTTGATATACTGCAATTGCGTAAGGCTATGGAGAGAAGATTTGAAAACATAAATAATAATAATAACGATGTATTCGATGGAATAGACGCAATGGCAAAAGGAATATCGGATATACTTGAGGAACACAATATCAACATTGATAAATTAATAGAGTAGATGTGGCGAGTATCGGGGTGTCACTCGGTAGAGATAGAAATATCTTTTGAGCCACATTTATTTATATAAAACACACTATAATATGGAATTAAGACCTTATCAATACGAAATAGCTAATAAAGCTACTAAAATCCTAAAAGAATGTGGATTTGTTTACCTATCGATGGAAGTGAGAACTGGCAAAACAATTACCGCTTTAGAAACTGCTTATAACTTTGGTGCTGAACGTGTGCTATTCATAACTAAAATCAAGGCATTTTCATCAATCAAAAGTGATTACGATAACATTGGGTATCTATACAATCTAACTATCATTAACAAGGAATCATTACATACAATTGAGGAGAATGATTTTGATGTGGTTATTATTGACGAAGCTCACGGATTGGCTGCATTTCCAAAAGCAAGTAAATATCAAAAGGACATCCGTAAAAGGTTTAATAAAAAACCAATTATATTTTTATCAGGAACTCCAACTCCCGAATCATTCTCACAATGGTATCATCAATTGCAGGTAACTGACAAGTCACCATTTAAACAATATACTAACTTCTACAAATGGGCGAATGACTATGTAAATGTTACCGAGCAAAATTTAGGTTATGCAAGAGTAAAGGTATATAAAGATGGCATTGAAAGTAAAATTTTACCGCAAATACAACCGTATATTATAACTTTTACCCAAGCAGAAGCTGGTTTTACTTCAGAAGTAAACGAACATATATTAGAATGTCCAATGGAGGATATTACTTATGAAATTATTAAGCGATTGAAACGTGATAAGATAGTGCAAGGTAAAAGCGGATTGATATTAGGAGATACTGGTGTTAAATTGATGCAGAAAGTACATCAATTATCAAGTGGCACTTGCAAGTTTGAGGATGGAACATCGATGGTTATCGATTATAGTAAAGCAAAGTTTATTAAATGGAAGTTTGAAAACGAAAAGATAGCTATATTCTATAAGTTTAAAGAAGAACTAAATGCTTTAAAAAGCATTTATGGAAGTAATTTAACAGAAGATTTGGATGAATTTAATACAACAAATAAAGTTATAGCTTTACAAATTGTATCAGGTCGTGAAGGTATAAGTTTAAAAAATGCAAAGTACCTTGTCTATTACAATATTGATTTTAGTGCTACATCCTATTGGCAAAGTAGAGATAGACTTACAACAATGGAACGATCCTCAAATGATGTATATTGGGTATTTGCAAAAGGTGGAATTGAAAACGCTATTTATAAATCAGTATTAAATAAAAAAAACTTCACATTAAATTTGTTTAAGAAGTTATTATAATATAAATTTGAATTATGTTAGAATCAGCAATACAAACACAAATTAAAAAGAAGCTCCAGGCAGATGGATGGATAGTTATAAAACTAATAAAGACTTCTATGAATGGAATACCTGATTTAATGTGCCTAAAAGAGGGAGAAGTTAAATTTATAGAAGTAAAACAACCTAAAGGAATAATATCTCCGGTGCAGCAATATGTTATAGATACACTACGAACAAATGGATTTGATGTTGAAATATGGACCAAGTTTAATGAACAGTATTAATTGCGGTGATAATCACCGCAGAAACCTAAAATTATGAAGGATAAAATTTATGAAGCTATGGAATGGACAACTAATAGCACTGAACCAAGACCGGTTAAAGACTTTATTGTCGAATCAGTAATAAACCAATTTAAAGATAGGTCTAATGTAGGAATAAAAAAATATGGTGTTACACTTGATAGAGATGATTTGACTATGTTAGAATGGCTTATTCATCTACAACAAGAGTTAATGGATGCTACTTTATATATTGAAAAACTTAAATCAAAATTGGATTATGAGGGATAGAAAAGAATATCAAAAAGAATATAGAAAACAATGGCGATTAGAAAATAAAGAATATCATAAACAATATTATTTAGAAAATAAAGAATTTTTATTAGAAAAACAAAAAAAATATTTATTAGATAATAAAGAAAAAAGAAAACAATATAATTTAAATAATAAAGAAAAATTTAAACAATATAATTTAAATAATAAAGAAAAAATTAAACAATATTATTTAGATAATAAAGAAAAAATTTTAGAACAAAAAAAACAATATAGGATTAATAATAAAGAAAAAACTAATAAATATATAAAAAAAAGAAGACAAGAAGATTCATTATTTAAATTAAGTTGTAATTTAAGAGTTAGGATAAGAGATTCAATTAAATCAAAAGGATGGACTAAACAAAATAAAACTGCTGATATATTAGGATGTGATTATGAAACTGTAAAGAAACATTTAGAAAATCAATTTATAGATAATATGTCTTGGGATAATCACGGAAGATGGCATATTGACCATATTACACCATTAGCAAAAGCAACAACACAAGAGGAGTTATATAAGTTATGCCACTATACAAATCTTCAACCACTATGGGCAGCTGATAACTTAAGTAAAGGAGCAAAGGAATTATGAGATGCGGTAATTATATGTTTAGAGGAGAAGAAACTCCAATAGGTTCGAAGATGTTTAAAAATAAATTAGGACACGATTGCCGGTTAGCTGGATCATCATTAAAAGGTAATATATGGTACGCATATATTTACGTTTATGATACCAAAGAATTTATAGAGATTGAATTTAATAAAATAGAAAAATACTTGTAATGATAACTATAAAAGAAATTAGTCAAAAAAGAAATATTCCTGTTGAAACTTTATATCGTAGATTAAAAAGATTTAATATAGAGCCAAGGATAAAAAAAATAAATACTAATTATTATAATAATAATGTTGAAGTATTAATAGCACAAAAGCAATCAAAGTTTTTTCCTACTCAATTAAAGAAAATAAAAATAATAGAATATTACTTAATGTTTGAAAGACAACCAAAAAAATCTACTGCTGATGAATTAGGAATTACTTGTAATAGTTTATTAAATATATTAAATGAATGGAAAGCAAATGATAATTGTATAACCATTAAAAGTAGATTGTAATGGCTGGAAAAAAATGGGATTATGAAAATTATAGATTATTTGAAATTTCAGTAGATAAACAACATATGGATACAATACCACATCCGAGACAAAGATGGCACTATACAGATATTATAGAAGCACTTAAAAAAGATAATAGGAATAAACTTTGGGATAAACCAATGCCTAAATTTACATTTAGAGATTATGAAATTTTAAAGAATTTATAGTTTTCCTATACCCCCCCCTAAAAAAGTGATTTGAAAATAGGGGGGGGGGTCAAAAAATCAGTTTTTACAGATTATAAATCTGTAAATAGTGTTTTTTATATATATTTTAAATTTTAAAAAAAAAAAGATATATATATATAAAAGTAGTATAAAGGAATAGTAAGAAAAATCCTATTGTTAATAAATATGTTATTTTATTTTTGGATTTATACTATATTTACATTATGGATGAGATATATAAAAAACATAAGTACTGGATTGGATTAGCCTATTCATTTGGAATTACAGATTTTCCAGAGGATGCAGTCCAGGATGCTTATATAAAAATATATGGTAAAGAAAATATAAACGAATCGTATTTCTATTTTACCTTGCATTCTATTTGTATGAATATGCATAACAAAAGGAAATTAGATACCATTCCGTTTTATGATAACTTGGATGCAGAAGATATTATACCTTCATCTCCAACAGATATAACAGATGTATTATTTACTTTGGATAATTGGTCTTGGGATGAAAAGCTATTCTATCTAAAATATATTGAAGAAGAATTATCCCTTCGGAAATTTGCTTTAAAATACCATTACGATTACAATTGGGTTTATAGAACACTAAAAGAACTCAAAGAACGATTGAAACAAATTAAGGATTAATTTGTTATAAATAAAACAATATAAAATTATGAAAAAAGAAAATCAAGAAATAATCAATGATTATTTCAATAATAAAAAAGAATTGACATTAGGGCAAAAAATTATATTAGCTGAAGTCTATAAAGAAGAAGTCGGTGGTTTAGTAGATGCAAATGATAACGACTCACAATGGAGAAGTTATACAGATGTATTATCTAAATTTGCAGAAGCACCAAAAGCAAAGGCGAAAACTGAATAATCAACTTTTTTCAAAATGGAAGTAGTTAAAAAAAATGGTGGTGCAAGACCAGGAGCTGGAAGAAAACCAAAGATAGATGAGATAACACTTATTGAGTCTATGGATGCTATTGCAGTACCAGAAGAAGTATGGGCAGCTTTAGCAGAAAAGGTTAGTAAAGGAGATACAAATGCTATTAAGACTTGGTTACAATATAGATATGGAATGCCTAAACAAGTTATCGATCAAAATACAAATCTTAATGTAAACGATTTTGATTTAAAAGATGTAATAAAATTCAAATGAAACAAATTTCAAGACCAGTTTACGACAGAATAGTTTCAGATGCAAAAGGATTAGATTGTAAGCCAAATGTAATTACGGTGCATCCGAGAATATATAAAAGACTTTGTAAAGAACTCAAACATAAAGTACGAATAGTTTACGGAATGACATTGACTAATTTTTATGCTAAATCTTAATTCAAAATATTTACCCCTTTATGAAAATGAAACAAGATATTTTATTGTAACCGGAGGTAGGGGTAGTGGTAAATCTTTTGAGGTCGGTGCTATGGCATCGACTTTGTCATTTCAATCAGGGCATAAGATATTATTTACAAGGCAGACAATGACATCTGCACACCTATCAATCATTCCAGAGTTCCAAGAGAAGATTGATTTAATGTTAGCTGGAGATTTATTCGAAGTTAATAAAGGCGAAATAAGGAATAAGAAATCAGGAACGGATATAATCTTCAAAGGAATCAAAACAAGCTCCGGTGATCAAACTGCAAACCTTAAATCATTGCAAGGGGTTACAACCTGGATATTAGATGAAGCAGAGGAGTTAGTTGATGAGGATATATTTGATAAGATTAATTTATCAATCAGGCAGAAGGGAGTTCAAAATAGAATAGTACTTATACTTAATCCTGCAACTAAAGAGCATTGGATTTATAAAAGGTTTTTTGAAAGCGAAGGAATTACAGAAGGCTTTAATGGTACAAAAGGAAATGTTACCTACATTCATACAACCTATCAGGATAATATTGAGAACCTGGACCAATCATTCATAAATGAGATTGAGAAGATAAGAGAATTAAATCCTAAAAAGTATAAGCACGTTATTTTAGGTGGATGGTTAGATAAAGCAGAAGGAGTAGTATTTACTAATTGGAGATTTGGAGAGTTTAATCCGGATAACTTACAGACATCATTCGGGCAAGATTATGGATTTAGTATTGATCCAACTACATTAGTTGAGGTGGCAATTGATAAGACTAAAAAGATAATCTATGTAAAGGAGCATTTATACAAGCCAAAACTAACCACAAGTGAAATAGTATTCTATAATAAAAACATTGCAAGAGAACGCCTTATAATAGCTGATAGTGCAGAGCCAAGACTGATTGCAGAGATGGCTGCAAATGGATGTAATATAATACCAACTGCAAAAGGACCTGGAAGCATAACTGCAGGATTAGCATTGATGCAAGACTATACAATTATAGTTGAGGAGGCGAGTAGTAATATAGCGAAGGAACTAAACAATTATGTTTACTCGGATAAGAAATCCGGATTAGTTATTGATAATTGGAATCACTCTATAGATGCAATCCGGTACAATGTATTTTTTAATCTATCAAATCCCGAAAGGGGCAAATACCACATCTACTAATGAACTATTCTTATATGATTGCTTTTGTTCAATGTTACATACATTTGATGACAGGTACAGAAGTACAGATTGCACTACCAAGATCATTTAATCAGGTGCAAAAATTGAGGCAAATGTTTGATGTGGCAAATGCAAGGATAAAAATATTTTGAAAAAAATTTGGTAGTTTAAAATATAATTATAATATTTGCAGAAGTATTAACAACTAAAAAAATAAACACAATGACAACTCCAGAAATTTACACATTAGCAAATGAAACTAAAGAAAATCAATATAACAATTTAGTTAATTTATTTTCTATTAAAGAAGAAAAATCTTTGAATATATTAATACAATTAGGAGATAGTAAAGAATTAGCTTTATGGACTGTTATAGCAGAAAGATATAATAACCCACTTAGTGAAAGATATGAAGAATTTAATAATTAAAATTATGGGAACACATTTTTATAAATTTGCAAGGTCAGTGTCAGGAAATTTAGTATTTCAAGGTAAATATGATATGAAATATTTTGAAACTCAAGATTTTGGAATATTAATAAAAGATACTGATATAGAAAGTACACAAGATTCTTTTGTAGTTAGTAGATATAGAACAGTAAAATCAGGAAAGTATTGGTTAAATAATAATAACAAATAACAATTTAATAATTATGACACCAAAAGAAAAAGCGTTTGAAATATTTAATAAGATGTGTAATTCAGTAGATGAATTATTACCTTTAGATGTTAGGGATTGTGCAAAAGTAGCAATTGACGAATTAATAAAACAAGTGAATCATTCAGATGTAGGATATTGGCAAGAAGTTAAATTTGAAATAAATAAATTATGACACCAAAAGAAAAAGCAAAAGATTTAATTGATTGGGCGATTACTAATGGAGCTTCTAAAGAAGTTGCTAAATTATTTGCAAATAAAATAGTTTATGAAATATTATATATATGTAATGTAAAACCATTTACTTTACACAAAGAAAAAATTGAATATTATATTAAAGTAAGACAAGAAATAGAAAAATTTTAAAAACAAACATTATGTTATCAAAACAAAAATATCAAATTTATTTTATCGGAGTAGTGGCAGCTTATTTTGTAATCAGTTTAATAGTTAGATAATATGAAACGATACGAAGTAAAAGGATGGTTTAGATATGGCGATAATGAGAAGGATTATCAATATGCAGATATAACTGCAGAGAATGAGCAAATGGTAATAACCATTTTTAAAGAGATGTTTAGCGAAAATTTTTTCGCAATAGATATAAAGTTAGTTAATTAGTAATTTGGTTTTTGTTAGACTTAAAAGGGTAATCGTAAATGGTTATCCTTTTTTGTGTGAAACAAATTTTTATTAAAATTGTTATTATATTATGAAGTTAGAAATCACAATCCCGACTAAATTAAATGAGATTAAATTATCTCAATACCAGGCATTTTTAAAGATTGCTAAAGACAATGAAGATTCCGAGTTCCTTCACCAGAAGATGGTCCAGATATTTTGTGGTATTGATTTAAAAGATATTGCCAATATTAAATATAAAGATGTAAATGATATAACTGCTTCACTTGGTGCGATGTTTAGTCAGGAGCATAAGTTGATCCAAAGATTTAAATTAGGTGGCACTGAATTTGGTTTCATTCCTAATCTTGAGGATATGACATTTGGAGAATATACCGATTTAGATACTTATATAACTGATTGGGATATGATGCACCGGGCAATAGCAGTATTGTATAGACCGATTAAAAAGAATGGCTTAAATGGCACATATGAGATTGAAGATTACAATGGAACGATAACTTATGGAGAAGTTATGAAGTATGCCCCATTAGATGTTTGTTTAGGTGCTACGGTTTTTTTTTATCGTTTAGGGAACGCATTACTGAACGCTACGATTGTTTATTTGGAGAAGGATCCGGAGGTACAGAATATTCTGCTGCAGGGCAATTCGGGCAAAGATGGGGATGGTATAGTTCAATCTATGCTATTGCTCAAGGAGACCTTACAAGATTTGACAAAATTACAAGGATAAATATACACGAATGCTTAACCTGGTTAAGTTTTGAGAAGCAAAAGAACGAAATAGAAGCTAAAATGATAAAGAAATGATAGGATATTACCAAGTTTTAAGCACAATAGAGGACCAATTAAAGTTAGATCCGTTTTGTAAGACAGTTACAAGTGGCTCTATTTTTAATATTGCACTAAATAAACAAGATATTTATCCAATATCTCACATAGTTGTGAACTCATTTAGGGAAGAAGGAGAGGCATTTGCCTATAATATCTCTGTTATTTCTATGGATTTAGTGAATGATGACGATACAAATGAGCAGGATGTGATGCATACTCAATCAATGGTAGGTATTAAGTTAGCTGAAATGTTAAGAAGGGGCGACTTATTTACGGATTTGTATCAATTAACCGGTGGTGTAAACTACGAATTTTTTAGAGATAGGTTTGAGGATAAGGTTGCAGGATGCACAGTTACATTTGAGATATTAGTGCCTAATGATATGCCTATAAGATAATGACTGAAGTTGATAATGTCATAAAAAAGTTTAGGGATTATGTGATCCAACAAGCCAGGAGTAATTTAACTAAAGGTGGTAAGAATGTAACTAAAAAATTATACGATAGTTTAAAAGGAGAAATAGTTACAGAGAATGGATTTAGTATTGTTGGCTTTTCAATGGATGACTATGGGGCATTTCAAGATAAGGGAGTAAAAGGAAAATCAAGTTCAGCAAAAGCACCTAACAGTCCATTTAAATTTGGATCAGGTACAGGACCCAAAGGAGGATTAACTAAAGGAATAGAGAAATGGGTACGACAGAGAGGCTTTCAATTTCGGAGCAAATCGGAAGGATCGAAGGGGAGATTTTTATCTTACGAGGCAACAGCTTTCTTAATTACACGAAGTATTTTTCACAAAGGAATTAAACCTTCTTTATTTTTTACAAAGCCTTTTGAAGCAGGATATAAAAAGTATATAGATGTAGATTTAATAAAAGCATTTGGTCAAGATGTTGAAACGATGGTAGATTATAATTTAAAAGATATAAAATGAACATAGTAAAAATTTATAAAGGAGAAGAAGATATTCCTACATTTATAATTAAAAGTACAGAAGTAATTGATTCAAATAAGTACGTAAATTGGCTGGGGGAATGTAAAGAAGAAATATATTTAGATGAAGAATTGATTGATACAATATACCATACAATATGAAAGTAGTTAAAGTTAGAAGTCCATTTATAATTGAAGTAGCAGAAACTGGACAAATAGGAAGCAAAATAGATTTAGCAATTTGGCAAAAAGGTAATGCAGTTCCAACAAGTGGCACTGGATTTTATACCTTATCTAAATCAATTCCAAGTGCTACACAAATAAGCACATCATACAACATATCAAATTATGTTAAAGAGTTTATAGATAATATAAGACCATATACATCAGAAGAGCCAGAAGAATTTGATAATAATGAATGGGTAAATTTTAGAGTTACAAGATATAAATTAGTAGGAACAACTTATACTTCTTTAGATACTACTGATTATGTAGGAGTAAATGGATTTACAAATTATTCAAATGGAAGGCAAACAGTATCAAATTCATTATTAACACCATTATTAAATAATTCAATTAAAAATTATTATTGGAGTACTGATAATGATATTCAAAATTTTAATTTTATAGTTGATAAATTAAGCACAAGCACTTTATCAGTTGGATTTGAGAATTTAACTAATACTAATTCTGTAGCTTATAATTTGCAAATTGGAGTTGCTGGTATTTTCAGTTATTCTATTCCTATTTCAATTGTAATTAATTTGGGTGCTAATTATGCAACAGGATGTAAAGTTACAGTTTCTTTAACTCCCTCTGGAGGAACTCCAGTAGTATCATTTATAAATTTTGCATATCCAATAGCTGAATATAAATATAATCCGGTTAGATGTTCTTTTGTAAATCGTTATGGTGGATGGCAAGATATAATGTTCTTTAAACAACAAACTAATACTATTGCAGTAAAAGGAACAGATTATAAATTAATGCCTTCATCAATTAGTTATAACACATCTAAAGGGCAAGTTAAATCATTTAATATAAATGGAACACAAACTATAAAACTAAATACCGGATTTGTAGATCAAAACTATTCAGAATTAATAACTGATTTGCTATTATCAGAAACAGTTTTATTAGATAGTAAACCTGTAACCGTTAAAACACAAGGAAGCGATTTAAAGACAAGTTTAAAAGATAGATTGATAAACTATGAAATAGATTTTGAATACGCTTATAACCTTATAAATGATGTTGTATGATAGTAGTAGGAATATATATTAAAGATTCAGTTACATTAGAATACAATAGAGTAGAATTATTTAACGATGAAAAAATATCTGTTAATAGTTCTATTCAAAATGTGAATGATATAAGCAAAACCTATACTGATTTTAGTCAAACATTTACTGTACCGGCATCAAAACAAAATAATAAAATATTTAGACATTGGTACGAAAATAGTAATGACAATGGATTTAGTACATTAGTTAAAGCTGATGCATATATTGAAATAGATACCATTCCATTTAGAAGTGGTAAGATACAACTTGAAAGTGCAAATGTAAAAGATGGGCAACCACAAGATTATTCAATCACATTTATAGGTGCATTAGGTAGTTTAAAAGATAAATTTAACGGTTTATATTTAAAAGATTTAACAGATACTACTTATGATTTTGCTTATAGTGCTGCAGTTGTTAAAGATAAAGTAGTAACAACTACTACAAGTTCTGATGTAATGTTTCCTTTAATTAGTTCTAATAGATATTGGAATTACGATAGTGCAACTGACCCTACAAATAACATAAGTAATACAACATATCCAATTAGATATAATGAGTTATTTCCTGCTATAAGATTAAAGCCTGTTTTAAATATGATTGAAAATCAATTTGGAATTAACTTTGATGGTACAGTTGCAGAACCAAGCACATTTTTAAATGATGCAAGGTTTACAAATGCTTATTTATATTTAAAAAATGCAGAAACATTTGAAGCAAAACAAACATTAACAAAAGTTAATTTTACTTCACAAAGTGGCGATAGTTCAGCATTAACTGGATATACTGTTGATTTAATTAATGATAAAATAACAAATACAACTGCATCAAGTGGTTATACTGTAAGTGGAGACACCTATCTTTTTGTAGCAAAACAAATTACTTTTTCTGTAACACCATCAGTAACAGGGGTGACTTATTCAATTAAAATAAATAAAAATGGAATATTATATTATGATAGTGGATTATTAAATTCAACTTCTGGAGTTGCATTTACTAAACAAATTGAATCAACTGGTAATAGAAATGCGACAAATGATTATTTTGAAATTTTTATAGGAACATCTGGAATATTTACATTTACAACTAATACATCAGCAGTAAGTACATATATTGATTTTTCAGCATTTCCTCCTGTATCACAAACTAAAACAAGAAATTTTTTATCAGCATCTCAAACAACACCATCATATACATTACAAATCAATCAATATTTTCCAGAAATTAAAATAGAAGATTTCTTTAGTGGATTATTAAAAATGTTTAATTTGACTTGTTATTCAACTGATGGAATAAATTATACAGTTCAACAATTAGAAGATTATTATATATCAGGAACTACAAGAGATATTACAAAATATATAAAATCAGATAACACAACTTTAAATAGAGTAAAAACATATAAGAAAATAAATTTTGAATATGAAAAAAGCGAGTCTTTAGTTAATGTAGGATTTAATTCTGCTAATGGTATTGAGTATGGTTCTTTGTTTTATAATACAAATAATGATGGAGATGAATACAATATTAAACTACCTTTTGAAGATTTAAACTTTAGTAATTTAAAAGACAAATTACAAGTAGGTTATGCTTTAAAAACTGATTTACAAAAGTATATTCCTAAACCTGTAATATTATATGATTATAATCCAACTGATACAACTGATTTAACAGGAGCAGATTTTTGGTTTAATATAAATGTAACGGGAGGAACATCAACATTGCACACTACATACAAAGCATTTGGACAAGAATATTTTAATGGTACAAATACTTATGGATTAAACTTTAATCAACAACAATCCACATTAACAAATGAATTAATTGATAAAGGATTATATGACCAATATTATGATAATTATTTAGCTAATATATTTGATTCTAAAGCAAGATTAATTAAAGTTAGTGGAATATTACCAACATCATTATTAACTACGCTTAAATTAAACGATAGGCTTGTTATAAGAGATAAGAGATATTTGATTAATACATTTACAACAGATTTAACAACAGGGGAAGTTCAATTTGAATTATTAACAGATTTTAGATAATTATGATAAAGCACATTTTAGATTTATTAGCATTAGATGAATTTTACGGACAAAGTGAACTCATTGAAATAGCTAAAGGAAAATATCAAAGACCAACAACATTAAAACAAGGATTTAACCAAATCAAAAGAGAAATAAAATGGCTGAAAAGAAAACAATAGAGTTAGAAATAAAATCAAATGTTGGAGAGTCTATTTCTGATTTAAAAGCATTAAAAAGGCAATTAAAAGATACTGCTGCAGGTTCAGAAGATTTTAAAAAGTTATATAACCAAATAGACGATTTAGAAGATAAAATTAAATCCTCTAAAAACGCTTCATCTGATTGGGTAGATAGTTTAGAATCAGCAGGAGGACCATTAGGTATGGTTGGAGCATCTTTGAATAAAGCAAAGGTAGCTACACAATCTTTTGGTGGTGCTTTAAAAGCAACAGGAATAGGTTTATTTGTTTCTTTAATTGGAGGTTTAGTTGCTGCATTTTCAGAAAATGAAGGTGCAATGAAAAAAATCCAACCGTTGTTAGACGGATTAAAAAAAGCGTTTCAAGGTGTATTTCGTGCAGTAGAACCTTTATTTAATACGTTTGTAGATTTAGCAACTGAAGCTTTACCATACGTTACAAAAGGAATAGGTATGGTTTATTCTTCTATGATGGCATATTTTACTTTTATAAAAGAATCAGGTGGTGGGGTAATGAAAATATTAAAAGGTATTTTTACTTTAGATTCTGATGCTATTTCTGAAGGTATTGATAAAATTGGAGGAAGTTTTAAAAAGACTCAAGAATCTTATGGTGAAAGTATGAAGCGTTTTAGTGCAGGTTCAAAAGAACTTACACAAACTGAAAAAGAAGAAGCTGAAAAAAGAGCAGAAGCAAGAAAGGCAGCACAAGAAAAACAAGCAGCTAATGATGAAAAAGCTAAACAAGAAAGAATAAGAAAAGCAGAAGAAGAAAAAAAGAGATTAGAAGAAATAGAAAAAGAACGTCAAGCATTCATAAGTAGTCAAGGAGAAAGAGCAAGAGATGAATACGAAGCCGGACAAAAATTAATTGCAGACACAAAAAAAGCAAATGAAGATGCTTTAAAAACTGAAAACCAAATAAAAGTTGAAAAAGAAAATGCTGATTTTGAATTAAAAAAACAAAGTTTATTACAAAAAGGTTTGTCTATTGAAGAAATAGAAAAAGAACATAAAAGAAATTTATCAATAATAACTAAAACAGAAAACGATAAAATACTTGCTGACGCAAAAGAACAAGCAGATAAAGAAATTGCTTTAGATTTAGCAATAAAAGAAGCTAAAAGAAATGCTTTAAATGTAGGGTTAGATATATTACAACAATTTGCAGGTAAAAATAAAGCAATTGCATTAGGTATTTTAGCAGTTACAAAAGGATTAGCTATTGCCGATATTATAGTTGGAGCTTCTAAAACTATTGCAGGAGCTTCTGCTGCTACTGGTTTAGCAAATAGTGCTGCATTAGCAACTCCACAAGCTATAGCAACAAGTGGTGCAAGTGCAATTCCTGTTATTGCTGGAAATGTTTCAATATTAGGTAAGACTCTTGCTCTTACAAAATTAACTGCAGCTACTTCTATTGCTTCTATTGTTGCTGCTGGTATATCAGGTGCAAAATCTATTACTGGAGGTAGTGCAGGTGGTGGTTCTGGCGGTTCAGGTGGTGGCGGAGGTTCTGCTCCTACTGCTCCTGCATTTAACGTAGTAGGTGCAAGTGCAACAAATCAATTAGCACAAACAATAGGTAACCAACAACAACAACCTATAAAAACTTATGTTTTATCTAATGACGTAACCACTGCTCAAGGCTTGGAACGCAATATAATCCAAAGTGCAAGTATTGGTTAAAATATAAGTTTTCTATACCCCCCCCCTAAAAAAGACGTTTCATTTTAGGGGGTATACCCTTTTTATTAAATTTTTTAAAAAAAAGATAAAATATATATATAAAGAGTATAAACGCTTATTTAGAATTAGTCTAAATAAAAATAGTGTGAAACAAAAACAGGGTTTTATTGTTATAGTAATATGAAGAAAGTTTTTGAATTGGTTTTAGATGAGGAGCAAGACGGTGTGTTTGCAATTAGTTTAGTAAACCAACCTGCCATACAAGAGAATTGGATCGCATTATCAAAAGAGCATAAGATTGAATTTAAAGAAATTGAATCTAAAAAGAATATATTATTAGGTGCAGTTCTTATTCCGGATATGAAGATAGACAGAATGGGAGAAGATGGAGATATATACCAAGTATTTTTTAGTGGTGATACAATCCAAAAGACTGCACATAAATTTATGAAAAACGGTTATCAATCGGAATCGACCTTACAACACAAGTCTAAAGTTGAAGGCGTAACAGTTGTTGAAACGTGGCTAAAAGAGGATATGGTAAATGATAAAAGTGTTATGTATGGATTTGATTATCCTATTAATACTTGGATGGTTGCTATATCAATTGACAATCCGGATATAAAAGATAAAGTTAAATCTGGTGAGATCAAAGGATTTTCAATCGAAGGATTTTTTAATGAAAAATTAGAAATGTCTGAAGATGAATTAATGTATAACAAAATAAAAGATTTAATCAATGGAGTTTAAAAACACATTAAACAAAATTAAAGCACTTTTATCAATTGAAGTAAAATTAGAACAAATGACTTTAGTAGATGGTATTACCGTTTTAGAAGCTGAATCATTTGAACCTGGTTATTCAGTTGGTATAGTTACATCTGAAGGAATTGTTCCTGCTCCAATTGGAGAACACGAAACAACAGATGGAATGATTGTAGTAGTAGAAGTTGAAGGAATTATTAAAGAAGTAAAACCTGTTGAAGCTCCTGCTGAAACTGAAGAAGTAGAAGTTGAAATTGAAGCATCTGTTGAAGCATCAACTCCTAAAAAGATTGTAGATACAATTACTAAAGAAACATTTTTTGCAGAAATTAAAGTAGAAGTTGAAAAATTGGAAGCTGAAAACAAAGCATTAAAAGTAGAATTAGAAGCTATTAAAGTGGAATTAGAAGAAGCAGGAGCGAAAGCAATTGTAACTAATCCAGAACCAGCAGTAAATAGAGAGATGACTGCACTCGAAAAATTCAGATTAATTAAACAAAATTTAAAATAATTAAAATATGGCAATTTCTTATACTTCGGTAGACATTAGAGGAAAAGCAGTAGAACCTATCCTTGAGGAAGTTTTATTCGCTAACAAAACAATCGCTGATGGGTATGTTACATTTAATACCGACATCAAAGCAGGTACAATTTTTACTGAAGCATCAGTAGCAGTAACTGCACAACTTTACACAGGTGCTGCATTATCTAATAGTGGATCAATGACCATTACTGATAGAGTAATCACACCTACTAAATTAGAGTACAAACAAACATTCTTACAAGAGTCTTTGAGAGCAGGTCGTTTTGGTCGTTCAATGAGTCCAGGTGCATTCAACATTGATAGTAATGAATTTGCTTCAACTGTATTGGCTCAATATGCTCCAAATGTTTCAGAAGATGCTGAATCTCAATTTTGGGGTGGTATTACTTCTGCTACAAAAACTGCAATTGCTGCTTTAACTCCAGGTTCTGCACAAGGATCTATGACTACTGCAACTCAAACTGCAGTAGCTGCTTTAACTGCAGGACCAGTAGATGGTGTATTTGCAAAAGTACTTTATGATAATGCTGCAATCGGTGGTTATATCAAAGTAACAGGAACTACTGTAACATCTGCAAATATTGCTTCTCAAATGGCACTTATTTACGCTGCTATTCCTGCAGAAATATTGGCTGATACATTATCACCGGTTAAAATCTATTGTCCAAGAGCTTGGAAACAATTAGCAAGAATAGCTAATAATGCAGTAGGTGCTGCTCAACAAATAAACTTCTTATTTGATGGTCCATCTAATGATGCAAAATGTTTCTACAATGGTGTTGAATTGTTGTTCTGTCCAACTCCTAACAATTTGATGGCTTATGCTCAAAGACCAGCAGCAGTATCTTGGAATACTGACTTGTTAGATGACGTAAACCGTTTTGAAATCGGTAAAACCGTTAATGATGGAGATACTCAATTTGTTAGAGCTATCTATACTTTAGCTGCCAATGTTGGTCAAGCTACAAAAGGAGTTCTTTACGGAGGATAATCAATAATCAATTAGGGGATGTAAAAGTCCCCTTTTTAAAACTTTAAAACTATGCCAGCAGAAGCGTTTACACTCGGTAGACTTGAGCCAACTAAATCAAGCGTAGGTGGATTAAGATCTGTTTACATTATTTCAAGTGGATATATTGCTCCTTCAACTTTCGTATATGGTACAACTACTTTATCGGATGCTATTGCATCTAATAGTGGTGCTGCTACAATTACAGCAGTTAAGTACGATTTAAAAGGAACAAATTCATTTGATCAAACTATGACAAGTTCACGTGAAAATGGAACTACATTTTTTGAACAAAAATTAGCATTGCAACTTAAAAAATTAAGTGCAGTAAGTCATCAACAAATTAAACTTTTGGCTTATTCAAGACCACAAATGATTGTTGAAGATAATAACGGTAATTTATTCTTTGCAGGTTTAGAGCAAGGAATGGATGCTACAGGTGGAACAGTTGTAACTGGAACTGCTTTAGGAGATTTATCCGGATATACTATCGAATTTGTAGGAATGGAAAAAATCGCTGCTAATTTCTTAACAGGTGCTATTACTACAGTAGTAGGTGGAGCTATTACACAAGGAACTTAAAACGCTTCCCATAAGATCAGCCTTTAAGTCTTTTTTTAAATTACCCCTATTTTATTATAGGGGTTTTTTTTTGAAACAATATAGGGTAAAAATTGTTATTATAGTATGATTAAACTATTACAATCTGCATCTGCTCAACAAGTATCTTTTATTCCTCGTAATATGGAAGCATATTCTATTACATTGAGAAATGAAAGTACACAAGTAGAAACTGTAATAACACCATCTTTTTATAGTAATGAATATTATTTAACTGCAACTACTGTATTTACTTTAGTTGAAAATCATTTTTATAATTTTACGGTAAAAGATATATCCGGTAATATAATATATTTAGATAAAATTTTCTGCACAAATCAAACTGCAGATGACTATTCAATTAATAATGGAGCATATGTAAACGCTGCTGCATCTGATACAGTTTTTTATGAGTAATAACCACGTAATAGAATTAAAGGCTTATAATCCTCCAAAAGCGGTTGAAAATAGGCAAGAGGATTGGGTTAAGTTTGGAGATAAAAATGATTATTATCAATTTTTGATAGATCGTTACAATAACTCTACAACTAATAACCAAGTTATCAATAATATCGTTAAATTGATATTTGGTAAGGGATTAGATGCAAGAGATGCTGGAAGAAAACCAAACGAATATGCACAAATGAAAATGCTTTTTAGTAAAGAAACTACTAAAAGAGCAGTAACTGATATGTATTTATTAGGTCAATGTGCATTACAGGTTATTTATTCTAAAAATAAAAAGACTATTGTAGATGTTCAGCATATGCCGGTCCATTTATTAAGACCACAAAAATGTAATAAAGAAGGTATTATTGAAAATTATTACTACTCGGATAATTGGGATAAATTACGAGATTTTCCTCCTACATTAATACCATCATTTGGCAATGGAGATAGAACACTTGAAATATTAATGATTGGTAATTATACAATTGGTCAAAAATATTTTAGTAGTGTTAGTTATTTAGGTGGTATTTCTTATGCAAAATTAGAAGAAGATATATCTGAGTACTTAATCTCATTAGTTGAAACAGGATTTACCCCGCTGAAAATTTTAAATTTCAATAATGGCGTACCTTCAGAGGACCTACAAAGAACTATTAACGATTCTGTAATAAGTCAAACTACAGGAGCAAGTGGTAAAAAATTAATCGTTTCTTTTAATTCAGATGAAACTAAAAAAACTACTATTGATTCAGTTGGATTAGATAATGCAGCTGGACAATATGAGTATTTATCTAATGAAGCAAGAGATAAAATATTGTTATCTCACGGAGTGACTTCTGGATTGTTATTTGGTATTCACACTGCAAGTGGATTTAGTTCTAATGCAGACGAATTAAAGACCGCATTTGTATTATTTGACAACAATGTTATAATACCTAACCAAGAACAATTTTGTGACGGTATAGATAAGATATTAGCTTATAATGGTATTAGTTTAGATTTAACATTTAAACCATTAAATCCTTTAGTTGATGCAATGCATCCGGAAGATTTAGCACCGGTTAAAATGAATTCACATTTAGACGAAATTAATTTAGATTCATTTGGAGAAGAAATTGATTTAAACGAATGGGAATTAATAAATAGCGGAAAAGTAGATTATGATACTGAAATTGAATTAGATTCTGAATTAGAATTATTAAACAATCCTAAAAAATCTATTTTATCAAAACTATACAATTTTGCAAGTACAGGCACTGCAAGAACAAAAAGTCCATCGGAACAAGATAGCCCATTATACATTACTCGTTATAGATATGGCGGTAATCCAACACCAGAAAGAGAATTTTGCAAGAAAATGATGAGTGCTAATAAATTATATAGAAAAGAAGATATTATTGCAATGGGAGAAATTCCAGTTAACAAAGGTTTTGGTTTAGATGGAGCAGATACTTATTCTATATGGTTATGGAAAGGAGGAGGTTTATTAAGTGATACTTTTCCAAATGGAACTTGTAAACATTTTTGGGTTCGTGAAATGTATAGAAAAATAGGTAGTGGAAAAAATACAGCAGCACAACCTTCAACTCCTTCAGACGTTAGAAAGAATGGAGAAATAGCACCAACAAATGATCCGAGAGTGTACAAAGCACCTCACGATATGAGATAACTATGAAAGCACTATTTATAACCGATAGGGAATTAAAACAAATGACTGTTTTAAACGGAAATATAGATCCAGATAAAACAAAACAATTTGTTATTATAGCACAAGATACGCATATTTTTAGCTATTTAGGTTCAAGATTATACGAGAAGATTAATAATGATATTATTACCGGTTCTTTAACTGGTAATTACTTAACTTTATTAAATGATTATATAAAACCGATGACAATACAATGGTCAATGGTAGAGATATTACCCTTTATTTCTTATACTATTGCTAATAAAGGAGTCTTCAAGCACAATTCAGAGAATAGTACAGGAGTAGAAAAGTCAGAAATTGATTATTTAGTAGAGAAACAAAGACAAATAGCACAAAATTATACTCAAAAATTCATTGATTATATGATTGTAAACTACACTTTGTTTCCGGAATACTATTTAGCTGAAACAGGAGATCAAATTCCATTTATGTCTGCTAACTTTGGAGGTTGGTTTTTGCCACAAACAACAAGCTTTCCGGATAATTCTGCAGGAGATTTTAGATATAAAAACGATTAAGATATGGCTTTAGATTTTACACACATAAAAGGGGATTCATTTGAAGCAGTAAATTTTCAAATGCTTGTTAATACGGTAGCTTTAAACTTAACCGGATGCACTTTAAGAATGCAGTTAAGAAAAGAGTACGGAGGAATAGTTTATTTATCACTTACATCGGTTGCAAGTGCAGGTATAACTATAACTACTGCCGCTACTGGTTTATTTAAGATTAATAAACAAATAATAAATATTGATGCTGCTAATTATATTTATGATATTGAACTTATAAAAGCAGATGGAACAATTAAGACTTATATAAGTGGTAATTTTTATGTAACTAATGATGTAACACGATAATAATGGCAAACGATATAATAGATATTAATGTTTCTGAAACAGTAGATAGTGTTTCAATAACTGTAAATCCTAATTTAACAACTGTAAATATAAACCAAGTTACAGGAGGTTTAAATCAAACTTTGCAATCTGTTACAGATTTAGGTTCTACAACTTCTAATTCTATAACTGCTAATTCATTTATTAAAAGTGGTGGGACAGGTGCAAATGTATTATTAGATAATGGAAGTACAACTCCACTAACATCTATTGTTGGAACTACTAATTTAACTTATACTTCTGGTATATCTAACGGTGTTGTAAATAGCAACACAGGTACAGATGCTACTATTCCATTAGCTGATAGCACAAATGCTGGATTATTTTCTGCAACTGAAAAAACTAAATTAAATGGTATTGCATCAGGTGCTGAAGTAAATGTTAATGCTGATTGGAATGCAGTTAGTGGAGATGCTGAAATTTTAAATAAACCCACAGGATTAGCTACTACAACTTATGTTGATAATAAAGACAATTCACAACAATTACAATTAAATTATTTAGATAGGGATAATTCTATATTTGATGCATTTTATTTAAGAACTATTGCTGATGGTGGTACAGTTGAAGCATCTAATCAATTACTATCTTCTTTAGCAGTTTTAAGAAATATATCTTATGTAAATCAAGGATATACACAACAAATAAACGCTGATAAATTTGTTAAATTAGGTGGTGCTGCTGATGAATATTTAATGGCAGATGGTTCTATTTCAACAGGTGGCGGAGGTGGCGGTGGTGCTACAAATTTAACCACTACTCAAACTATAAGTAATTTTACAATAAATAGTAATACAGGTACAGATGCAACTGTTCCATTAGGAAATGGTACTTTAGCAGGTGCTACTTTAAATGATTATACAACTGCTGAAAAGAATAAATTAGCAGGAATAGCAACAGGTGCTGAAGTAAATGTAAATGCAGATTGGAATGCTACAAGTGGAGATGCTCAAATATTAAATAAACCAACAATAAGTGGAACTAATACAGGAGACCAAAATCTTCAATCAGTTACTAATTTAGGTGCAAGTACAACAACTTCAATAACTGCAAATTCATTTGTTAAAAGTGGCGGTACTTCATCTCAAATATTAGCAGCAGATGGTAGCGTAATAACTGCTGGAACAAATATAACAATTACAGGAGGTACAATATCTTCTGTTGGTGGTACAGGTGGAGGCGGTTCAAGTGTTAATTATTATCTAAACGGTGGTACGTTTCAATCGGTAATTAATAGCGTAGGATATTATGAGTTTAGTAAGACCGCAGTAATAGGAACAGGAGCAGACTTTAGCAGAGGTACAAATGGATTAATAGCTTCATTTATAACCGATGTAGCAGACCCATCATTATTACTTATTCCTGCGGGAAATTGGAATTTAGAATTTTTCTTTTCTTCAAGTTCTGCAGGTGGTTCACCTTCATTTTATGTTGAATTATATAAATACGATGGAACTACATTTACATCCATTGCAAGTAGTTCTGCTACTCCTGAAGGAATAACAAATGGCACATCTATTGATGCTTATTTTACACCATTAGCAGTTCCTGAAACAATATTAACAGTTAATGATAGATTAGCGATTAGAGTTTTTGTAAACGCTTCAAGCAAAACAATTACACTACATACTCAAGATTCACATCTTTGTCAAGTAATAACATCTTTTACATCTGGATTAACTGCTTTAAATGGATTACAAGCACAAGTTCAAAATTTTGCAACAGGAACAACAGGAACAGACTTCGCTATTGTTTCAAGTGGAAGTACACACACATTTAATTTACCAAGTGCAAGTGCAACAGCAAGAGGTGTAGTTACAACAGGAAGTCAAACATTTGCAGGTGATAAAACATTTACTGGAACGATAGGAGCGAGTAATTTAAGCGGAACAAATACAGGAGATAATGCTACAAATACTCAATATAGTGGATTAGCGGCTTCAAAACAAGATACTTTACAATCTACTGTAAATATTAAATCTATTAACGGAAATAGCATTTTAGGAAGTGGAGATTTAACAATAACTGCTTCTGCTGCATCTCAAGCTGCTTTTACTGTATTAGCAAATAATACCAGTGCAAGTGCAGTGCCAACAACACAAGTTTTTAAAAGTGTAGCACAACAAAGTTATACAAACACTATAACTTGGACTGCAGGAACGGCACCAATTAGTGCCACAAATAGTTATTCTTGGATGCAAATTGGTAATATGGTAAATGTAAGATTAAATTTAGTTTATGGTGTTGCTGGTACTACTGTTTCAGCTGCTTCTTGTCCATTACCATCTGATTGTCCAACACCTTTATCGCCATCAGGTTTAGGTTCTCCTGGACACGTTTTGTATTTTGGTTCGGGAAATTTACAAACCTTAGCTACTGTTCCAGCCACTCCAGTTGCAGTAGTAGCTTGTTTAAGAATGAATTTAGGAGGCGGTGGCTATGATTTATATATACAAAGAAGTTCTGGAGGTCATTCAGTAGGATATATTACAGTAACTTATTTTACATCATAATTATGAGACATATTAGACAAATTAACACCGTAGGAACAGATAGCTATACAATAATTATAGCTGAAGAACCATTAGAAGAACATCCATCAATAGTTGATAATCCAACTTTATTTGAAATTTCAGAAGATGAGATACCAGAAGAACACCAATATTTAATTTATAGTATATGAGTTTATTAACACAAGCATCTTTAGTTTTAACACCAACATCTTATAAAGCTAATAAGTTATATTCAGTTGTTCCATCAAGTGGAAGTGGAGATATGACAACTACAAGAGCAACAACTGCTACAAGAATAAATAGTAGTGGATTAGTTGAAAATGTAGCAACAGGTATTCCAAGAGTAGATTATACAGGTGGAGTTGCTAATATATTATTAGAGCCACAAAGAACAAATAGATTATTAAATAGTGCGACAGTTGTAACTCAAACAATAACTACAACTGCAGTAGATAATACTTTATCATTTTATGGAACAGGAACTATAACTTTAAGTGGTACTTTTTCAGGTTCATTAGTTGGAACAGGAATATCAAATAGAGTTAGTTTGACATTTACACCTACTGTAGGAAATTTAGTTTTAACAGTTAGTGGTACTTGTACTAATGGACAACTTGAAACAGGTTCTTATGCTACATCATATATTCCAACAGTAGCAAGTACAGTTACAAGGAATGCAGATTTAATGGCATTAAATAATATTTATACAAATAATTTTATAACATCTGCTGGTGGTACTTGGTTTGTTGAATTAGATAATAACGTGCTATTAGTAAGAGATGGATTTTCATATGGAATATTTATAAATTCGTCAAGTACAGCAAATGGGAATGGGTTTAACATTAGGCATAGCACAACAAATTTACTTGTAAGATTAAGAATAAATAAAACAACTTTAGGAGTTGATACGGCTTTATATACAACTTTAACTAACAATATTAAAGTAGCGATTAAGTGGAACGAAACAACTGCTGATGTTTTTGTAAATGGAATTAAGGTTGTTTCTGCAACTGCTTTTACAACTACAAATATGGAGTTTTTAAATGGAACTGCCCAAGAAGTTCCAAAATATATAAAATCAATGATATTATTCCCAACTCCTTTAACAGATGCTGAATGTATCTCTTTAACAACACTATAAAATGAACATATATAAATTAAAATACAACGACAAAGAAACTGCTATTGCTGATTTTATTGCTAAAGATTTAATTGATGCAGAAAACAACTATAAAGAAGGAATACAAGCAATAGTTGAAATTGGATTAATTGAAGAAGTTGAGGGTTATCATTATGATATAATGTCAATTCAAGATATTGATTTTGGAAGTAATGAAATAATAGTAAATAACCCAAAGCATAACTTTGCAGGATATGAGTAAAGAAAATTTAGATAAAATATTAAATAAATTCATATCACGTAAATTAATGGTGTTTTTAATAGCTTGTGGTGGTTTATTTGCTGGAGATTTAACTTCTCAAGATTGGGTAGTAATAGCTACTGCTTATGTAAGCATACAAGGATTTACGGATATAGTTACAAAATTAAAGAATTAGAATGGAATTTCAAGAAAAAGAAAGGTTAGATAGAATGGAGCAACACCTTCGGCTAATTAAAGAAGATTTACAACATATATCAAGTGCTTTAGTTGGTTCTAAAGTAAATGGTAATAAAGGTGTTATTTCTGATATAGATACTATAAGACACGATATAGAAGCACTAAAAGAAAAGTTAGAATTTATTGAACTTGATATGGCTAAAAAGTCCGTTTATATCGGACAGTTGAAATTTGTTGCAGGTTTACTAACTGCTGGATTAGTAGGAACAATTATAAAACTTTTATCCAAATGAAGCTTGATAATCGGGGTTATATGATGATTTGTGAATTTGAAGGATTTAGTACTAAACCTTATTTATGTCCTGCTAAATTAGCTACTATTGGATATGGTAACACATTTTATAGAGATGGTAAAAAAGTTACTATGGTAGATCCTCCAATAACAAAAATAGAAGCATTTGATATGTTTAAAGATATTGCTGATAAATTTGCTAAAAAGGTTTCAGCTTGTGTTAAAACTCCAATAAACCAAAATCAATTTAATAGCTTGGTTTCATTTACTTATAATGTAGGAGTAGCGAATTTTATGAATAGTACCCTTTTAAAAAGAGTAAATGCAAATCACAACGATCTTGATATAAGAACACAATTCTTAAGATGGGATAAAGTTGGCACTAAAAAATTATCCGGATTAACTAAAAGACGAATATATGAAGCAGACAATTATTTCGCAGAATAGGGCCTGGATATTATTTTGGGTTTATGTTGTAGTAGCATCAACTGTAATTACAATGTTATCATCTTGTGGCACGAGAAAGGTAATTATAAATGAGGTTAAAAAGGATTCTTTGTCCCAAATTTACACTAAAATAGAGACCAAAGAAGATGTTAAAATAGAAACTAAAAATGATATTGTAATTGATGAGTTTACGATAACTCCTATTGATACCTGTAAAGATATTGTGGTTAATGGAATAACATATAAAAACGCTATTTTAAGGTACAAAAAGACAAAAGATAACACTATACAAGTCCAAGATATAAAAGTAGCTAAAATCGAAGATAAAGAACAAATAGTAAAATCTACAATAATAGAAAAGAAAAAAGAAATAGAGAGAAAATCAAATCCAATGCTCAATCTATTGTGGTTATTAATTCCACTTTCTGCTTATGTAATTTATAAGTTTAAATTAATTTAGTATACCCCCCCCCTAAAAAACCTACTTCAAAATAGGGGGTATACCTTTTTTATTAAATTTTTTGAAAAAAAGTAAATATATATATAAAAGAGTATATAGTAATAGTAAGAATTTTCCTATTGTTAATAAATATGTTATTTTATATTTGGATTTATTCTATATTTGATTTATGGTAGAAGAACAATTATTTCAGATATTAAAGAATCAACTATTCCCTGATTTATTAAAAGCTAAAAATCAAATGTCAAGATGGGATTGTTATTCTCCATTTAAAAAGTACCGAATTGAATTAAAGTGCCGGAAGGTACATTATCCTTCTTTATTACTTGAAAAGAAAAAATTTGATGCAATGATCCTGGAATCTGCAAAGCACAATGATATTCCACTTTATATTAATTCAACTCCAAAAGGAATTTATATATTCAATCTTCTTAAAATAAATCCTATTTGGGAAATCAACTCAAAAAATCCTGCTACTACTAATTTTGGTTCTTACGATAGGGTTGAAAAAGAGGTTTGTTATTTAGATATTGCAGAAGCTAAAATGTTAAAGTTTTCATAATATTTTTTTTATTCCATATATTACTTTTAGATTTGTCCTATAAATAATTTAAAACCTTAAAAAAATGGACAAACAAGAAATTTTAGCGAAATTAGAAATTTGCATTTCTATTTTAGAAAACACGGACAATCTTTATGTGCGTAAACAATTAGAGCATATTGCTGAAGCATTAGTAGAAGAATGGAATCAATCAGAAGCCTATGCTCAAGAAATTAGAGAAGTATTGAATTATGATCAAACTATGTCTAATCTTAACAATATATCGATATGGATGAAATAATCTTACAACAGATAGAATCTTTAGAGATGATATTAAATAGCCAACAAAGAAGATTAGATATAGCTTTAAATCACTTAAAGCAATTAGCTAAAATTGAATCAAATTTAATTACCTTTGGTTCAATATCAAGTGATGAACAATTAGAAAAAGAAATAATTTTAGCATACTATTTACAATGAAAGAGATAAAACGATTTGACAAATGGATGAGAAAAACAGTACAATCCATTTACTACTACGACAACGAAAAAATGTGTAATGCATATCAAAAAATTAAGAAATGAAATATAAAGGCTGGGTTATCCAAAAAAATGAATACAACTACGAAAACAATTCATATTTAAGTTACGAGTACTACAACGGTAATGATTGTGATTGTCCAATAAGACACTGCTCAACCGTTGATGACTGTAAAGAGAACATAGACTATTTAATAAATAAATTTTACTACTAATGGCAAAAATAAAACATTATCCGGAAGCTTGGTTTATTTGTAGATATGAAAGAGATTTTACTTCTACACATTTTAAATCAAAAGAATTAGCTGAAAAATATGCTAAAAGAATGGGGTTTACAGATTATGAAATTAAGATGATGTATTTAATGACCCGATGAAAGAAATTATAGAACAATTAGAAAATGAAATAAATCAACTTGGATCTAACTGGAACTTATTTGGGAAAGTAGATAAAATTAAATATTTAATAAAACAATTAAAAAAATTAACAAATGAGCAATAGAAATCAATCAATCGAACAATTAGAAACCATTACTAATTTACCTTACGAGCAAAGGTCAGATGAATGGTTCAAAGCAAGACACGGTAAATTTACTGCATCTACAATTCACAAACTTTTAGGAGCAAGAGGATTAGGTCAAACAGGAGAAACATATGCAATAGAAAAGGCAATAGAGCAGTTATATGGTCAATTAGAGGAATCATATAGAGGATCAGATATGCAAAGAGGAGTAGATTTAGAACCTTATGCATTTGCTAAATTCCAAGAGCAATATCCAGAAGCAACTGAAGCATTTATGTTTCCTTATGGAAATCACGCAGGAGCTTCTCCGGATGGTGTAGTGGGTAAAGATGCAATCCTGGAGATTAAATGTCCAAGACCAGTGAAGTTTTTTAAAATTGTAGCTGATGAAAAGATAGATCCGGAGTACATTGCACAAATGCAGTTCCAAATGTTATGCAGCAATTCATCTAAAGCCTATTTCTTCAACTATTGCGTTATTGATGGCGAGGAGTTCCATCATACAATTGAAGTAGCAAGAGATGAAGTTATGATTGATTTGATAAAAGAACGATTGGAACAGGCTATTTCTATTAAAGAAGCATATATTCAGAAAATAACTAATAACTTGCAGCGATGATGACAAATAAAGATAAAATTCAATTAGCAAATAAACTTCTTAAAGAAGTTATAATTGATAATCATAAAAATGAAATTAATTATGATGAACAATTTGATGAATTTAATAAATCAATTTTATGGGTTATTGCTAATTATTGGTATTTACACGATATGCCAATTATTTTTGCAGATGAAAATGGTTGTGAAATTGATGAATGGTATACATTTAAAGAAGATATAATAGAAGATATATTATGAACCCAAAAAGTAAGAACCAGGAAATGCACAAGTTATATTGCTTATGCAATTTATTGTTAGAGAGTTTAGATAGGTTAAAACCTACTACCGAAAGGATGATAAAATACCAATCTGATTTGATTGGATTTTGTGAGGAGTTAAATAATGTGTTAGCAGATACTGCACCAATTCAAAGAAGCACATATTTTCAAGATATAACTAATAAGATTGATACTATTTTAAGAAGGGAATTTAATAACGAAATGTAATTATGAAACAGCAAATTTTTATAGACGACATACACGAGTATGATTATGAACTAATTGATGATTGCCACACATTATTATATAACGGAGAAAATTGGAATAGCAATATGTTAAACTCTGAAGCAATTTGTCTTGTTGATGATGGAAATGGATTAGTAATTAGATTTGATAGCTTAGGAACTAATGCAATTAGTATTGATTATGATGAAGCAGAAAGATTATTTTTAATTCTTAAATTAGCAATGCAACCAGCAAAATACGAAATAGCAACTAAAAAATTATTGTAATGGCAGATATAACAAAATGTCAAGGAACAGATTGTCCTAAAAAAGAAAGCTGCTATAGATATTTAGCACCGGTTACAGAATGGAGACAATCTTGGTTTACAGAATGTCCATTAAGAGATGGTAAATGTGATCACTACTGGAATTATTGCAGTAAATGTAATCAAGAAAATGGATGCCATAAAATGAGTTGTCCAACGCAAAAAATACAAATAAACTTATGAAAAAAAAATTTACAAATTGGCAGAGAATATTAAGAATTATGAATTTCAATCATAAAAGAGGTTTAAATTCAGAACGAGTAAACGAAATTTATAGAAAAATTAATTTAATACGATTAGAAAAATGATACAAATAGCAGCAACGATTTTAGTAATGATATTTTTAGGAATAGAAACTGTGAATTATTATAAAGGTGAATTTACAATGACAACAATTAAAGGATTGATGATTGGAGCTTTATATCATAATGAATCTAATTTTTGTAATTTTAATAATGATGATAATGAAGAATTAATTACTGAACACACAGTTCAATTATTATTTTTTATATTTTCTTTTAATTTTTTTTGGATAACTGAAAATTAAATAATATATTTGTAAAAGATGCAAGGCTTGGGCATCACAATTCCGAGCCATAAATAAATTAAGTGCTATGAGCAATAGAACACAAGTGTTTACAGGAACAACAAAAAATCCTGCGAGTAAATTTTTAGATTGGAAGTCAAATGATAAGCAATTTGCCTACTACGACAAAGAACAATCAAAAATGATTGAGGTTAAATTACCTTTGAAATTTGTATTTCTTGATGAACTACACACTGTAAAAGGTTGGAATGATGCTTCATCTTCTGGAGTATATGCAAATGAAGTTAAATTCATTTCAAAAGAACCGATGACTGTAAAAGCCTTTAAAGGTGGCGAGATTGCAAAAGGTCTTTATAATGAGATTAAAGACAAAGCAAAGAATGCCGGTGGACACTATGTCAAATCAATCTACATTATGTTAGAAGATGGATCACTTGCAAACATACAATTAAAGGGAAGTGCAGTTCAAGGTTGGGGAGAATTTGTAAATGCTAATAAGAAACTTTTAACTACATCCTGGATAGTAGTTGATAAAACAATTGAAGGTAAAAAGGGTGCGGTTAAATATACTACTCCATCCTTTGTAATTGGAGATGTATTAACAGTTCCTCAATCTAATGATGCTGATAGCAATTTTGACACATTAGAAGCCTATTTAAAGATCTATTTAACAAAAGTTGAAGAAGTAGATGCTTCTAATATTTTAGTTGAAGTAGAGGATGATTTAGAATTTTAAATTAATAACAAGGTTTTTAGTCTACACCTAAAAAACACAAGCCATCTTAACGGATGGCTTTTTTTACCTTTGATGTTTAGATAAACCTAAAAAAATGGGGTTTATGTTATTACAAAAAGTAAGGTTATAGACTGATAAAGTAATTTTAATTTAAGGTTAAAACCTTAAAATTATGTTAAAAAATTAGGTAGATTAAAACTAACTATATACTTTTACAAAACTAAATAATTAACTATGCAAATATCAGTATTTAAAGACTTATTGAAGTCGAAAGAAGTTCCATTTATTGTGCCTATTGAAAAGGTCGTAAATAGAATAAAATTAGGTAAGTCAAAAGACTTAATAGAACGAATCCGTAATGGAGAAGATTTAAAAAAACAACTCCCTTGCATCTTATTTGCAGGGGAATTTACAGAACGAAACTCAAATGGATTAGTTAAGCATTCTGGCTTAATGATTGTAGATTTCGACAAATACCCCGATATTGTACATATTAACGAACATTTGGAAATATTGAAACAAAATAAACATTTTTGTTTACTTTTTATTTCGCCTTCAGGGAATGGTATAAAAGGTGTTGTAAGAATACCTCCTGCAACTAAAGAAACGCA